CCCGTCTCGCTTCGCCTTCTGGATACCCTCACGCTGACGCTCAAGCATGATCTCACGCTCAAACTGCGCCACAGAACCAATCACATTCAGCATCAGCTTGCCTGTCGGTGTGTGGGTATCAAGATTCATAGCGAGGATACGCAGGCTCGCGCCGCGCTTCTCTATCTCAGCAACAATCGTCACGAGATCCGCGACACTGCGAGCAAGCCGGTCGAGCTTTGTCACGACAAGCACATCGCCATCGCGCAAGTACTGGATGGCCTCATCAAGCCTGTCACGACGCGCGACAGATGACACCTGCTCGTCAAAGATGCGCTCGCACCCTGACGCGGCTAAGTCACGCCGTTGCGCATCAAGCCCTGCGTGCTGGTCATTGGTGGAAGTACGAGCATAACCTATAAGCATACCTTATCTCCGTGTGAGTTTTTCAGTTTTGGGGGAGCGGGTTGGCTGCAGCAGGCGCACCCCGGTGGGGGGTCGAGACGGGGGGGGTCTTGCGGTTTAAGTGTCAAAAATTTGACAGTGTCATTTCTTTGACGGTGTCAACGGTTTGACAGTGTCAGTTATTTGACATGTCAAAAGTTTGACGTTTCCCCGTTATCGTTGCGCTTGTTACATGTAACTGATTCCTTTTCCCATTAGCGTTAAAGACTTTGTAAAACTGATTTCCCAAAACGTCAATAGCATTTCTGTGGGACTGTTTTCTGCCTGTGGATAACTTCCCACTAGACCAAGCCCTATTAGGAAACGCTAACAATCTCGCCCTCGATGATATCGCCTGCAGGTAAAGCCTTAGCTGAATCGTTCAACCGTTTGAGCGCATCGAGATGCAGCTGATGTGTATGCGTCACGGCAACGTCCACGGTTTGCCTATCCCCGTAAGTTTTCGGCAACAGACGCGAGGCAACCCATTTCCGCGTATCGAGCGCAACCCGCGCAACGTCTGGCGGGATTTCCCCGTTCAGCAGTTTTTGCTCGAGATCGAGAATCCCGTCCGCATGGTGCATGGCCCGTGCCTGGATCGCGCGCGCATAGTCGTCGCTGAAGCTCTTATCTTCCGACAACCAACGCCAAATCGTCTTATCGTCTGGCATATCTTCTTCACGGCAAACGTTTGCAACAGACCTGCCATTTGCCACTCGACGGCAAAATTCTTCGAGCAACTCTTTGTTTTTCATAGTCGGACGGCCATTCTTTCTAGCTTCTTTCGCCATTTTTCCCCGCAGTTTCAATGGTTTCCCAAATCTATAGCACCCTACCCTAAAAATACAAAATGCGCTTGACTATTCCTTATAGATATTCCTATATAGGTGCACCCATTTGGGAAAACGGAAAAACGGAAAAACGGAGAAACGGAAATGATCGCCATTCATACAAAATATATTCCTGCATCAAATACCAAGGGTTCACGTATTAAGGCCTACACGTCGCGTGGCCTATCTGTCACAATCCCTTATCCTCATGAATTGTCTTTTGAATTTCCGCATTATGAGGCCGTCAAAGCATTGGTGAAAAAACACAATTTGAATTGGCCTATTTCTGAAATGACATTCGGCGATAGTGCCGACGGTAAAGGCTATGTCTTTTGTTTCTTAGCTTCACGGGTGCGATAATGATCCGCGCAATCCTTGAAGATATCATTGAGCTTGCCGCGCTAGGCGTATTCCTCGCCGCTATTTTTACAATCGCAATCGGAGTTAATTAAAATGAAAATCGAAAATAGAATTGAAACTGCATTAGAAAAACGTTTTCAAATTCCTGAATATGTAAAAGCATGCGCGGGTGCTATTCGTCATGATCTTTTATTTGGGCCTACATGGTCAAAAATACCGAATGGCGAGATAGAGCAGTTTAATTGTGATTGCTCTGCTAGTTACCCAGAAGATTTAGAGGCGGGTTCGTCCGATATCGTGGAAGAAACTTACACTGGCAAAGTTGCTGATACATTGCGAGATTTTATGCTTTCACTGCCGAGTGAATTGTATTTTGACGCTGATTTCGAGGAAATTTTAGAAAACGAGCCTGAATCTTGGCAAGACGACGAAACAGGCGAATGGATTGATCCATATGAATTCGGCACGATTTACAAGATCGAGCAAAAAGAAATTATCTCAGGGTTATTCGGAAATTTATTGGCAAAAGAATTCAGTCTTTAACAAGCCGAAACGCGCCTTACGGGGCGCGTCTTGCCGTTATGCGGCAACTGATGATGGCTAAGAAACACGGAAAAGGAAATTCTGAAATGATTTACATTGCAACTGATATCCACGGACGCGGCGTGCGTCATGTATTTGCTTACGATTCGCGGGATGATTTTTCGCGCACGGCTAAGCAATGGCTAGACCGGTCGGACCGCTACTTTCAGATTGCGGCGCGCTCGAGCGTGGACGATATATGCGACGCGCTATTTGATAACGGTCCAGGCTTCGGAGCACGTTCTCATCGACGCGTCACGCGTAGGGAGGCGCTTCGCCTTAAGCGCGACGGGGTAAACGCTCACGGATTTTGACCCCTTCCCCCATGCTCTCCCCCTAATCCTTAAGCGCTGCCCGAATCGGCGGCGCTTTTTCTTTTCGAGGCTTGCCATGCCCTAGCACGCTCACCATGCGGCGATAGGTCGCACCCTATCCAATGCTATCACGCGTCATGCGCTTGCGGCGGCTTGCCCGATTGCGCGACGCTATGAACGCGACGGCTTGCGCTTGTGCGGTGCAGCTATTGCGGTGCAGCGATGCGCGGCGGCGCGGCGCGCGAAACCGAGAAACCTGCCGCAGATTTACCCTCGGTTTTACTTTTCAGCCAATCGGTAGGAATGAAACTTTTCGAAATTTTGATTTCCGCGCCGTCGAGCCACCCATCCGGTATCCGGTCTCTCAAACTGCGGTTGCTTTGAATTGCTCCCAAGCTAATCGCTTTGCTCTGTTGAAGTACTTAGTCTTGCACTTAGTTTCGCAAAATCGTTGTTGCGGTCGATATAGGCTAAATACCCTTCCGCATTCCACGCAATCCTGCGTTCGGCTATTCGTCTTCTTGTTTGCCATATCTCGATCTCCTTCCTCATCCCCCGTTTCATTTCCTTAAGCTCTTCCTGTGTCCATACAGGCGTGCTCAGTGCTTTTGCGTGTCTCCGCCTCAGTCTTTCGTTCACCAGATCTTTTCGCTTTCCGAAATCGGTCGGCCAATCCGTTCCTGCAAGACTGTTGCACTCCTTGCACGCTGGCATGAGCAGGCCATCCAAACAGTACGACTTTGGCGGGAAGTGTTCGACTGTCTCCGCTACCTGTCCGCAGTACACGCACCAGTCACCCGACAATCTCACTCTACGTTCATCCGTAAACTTCATCCGGTGTGTCTCTGACTGGTGTAAACTCCTAAAACGATACACGCATAGGCGAGCAGTGTAAACCGCTCAGTGATCCTCTATTCTCTTACCCTAAAACGGTATCTCATCCCCACCGCGCGGCAATCGTGTCCGAGGCCGCTCATCCGATACGGTCGCGCCCGGAAAGGCTGCCTTCACCCTCCCCACGCTCTCGTAGCGATTCCGCCAGCAGACCAGTAGCTCCTCGACGCTCACCACGGTGTCAGGCTCGGCGGCACTCAAGGCTGGCGCGTCTGCGTCTTCCCTGACGAGGACCACCGTGTAAGTTCTCCCGCCGCTCTTGGCCTGCCAGATGCCCTCACCGAGCGGTGCGTGTCCCTGCTCCCCTGCTGCCTTGGCGAGTGCCTGCCATCCCCGCATTAGGATCTCGGCGCGCTTGGCTACAGCGTCAGCATCCTGCGCCTTGATCGCCTCATCGAGCTTCTGACGCGCCGACTCAAACTTGACCGCGAGATCCGGTGAGGCCAGCGACTGGAGACGGCGGTAACCCCAAGCGCCTTCCATCTCCCGCGCCAATCGGTCGAGAGGAGCCAGCGCCGCGTCAACCTGCCTTTGACGCATCTCCCAGACGAGCATCTCGTTCGGGTTGCTGATTTCTGAAATGCGTCTGCTCATCAGTTCATCCTCACCGCTTCCTCGAACTCCCCGCACCAGTCAGACGCGCCGGTGATAGGCCAGCTGCATCCGTAGTGCTGATCCTTGACCGTACCCGTCGCGGTGACTTGCGGCGGCAGTCTATGACACTCGCCTTCAGGCTCAGAATTGGTGTTCTCATTAAACCCCACCCAAAAGAGACACCGCTCGCAGCACCCTTTCTTGACCCTGTCCGCGTCACCCTGCTCCTGCATCACCAGCTGGTACAACTGGATCACGGGACGCTCACCCTCACCGCCATCACCACCCCCGATATTGCTCATCGTCTCTCTCCTCTGACCCGCAACTCACAAGCTGCAACTTAGTCTCAAACTCACACCGACAGAACCAGCCGACACCCGAAGCGACATTGTGGGATACCCCTAAAGGGGTATACCCCACCCGACATGTCGCCTCGTGTCGTGTCCAGAAGCGACAAACTACGCCATGTCGGGCAATGTCGGCTTGTCGGATTTTTCTGTAACATGTTGATGTTGCTCGGTTTTCCACAAAATGTCGCCTTTGGCGGCTATGATTTTCGCCACACTGAGCGACGCAGCCGCTCTTTGGTACGCTCTTTCGCTAAATTTGTCGTCTCCAGCACACAAATGTCGGAAATAGGCTAACCAATCAGCGCGTCTGATACACAGTTTATCTGGCGGTATTCCTGGTATCCCATAGCGCTTTCCGACTTCTGAGACTGCTAGGTCAAAGGCTTCCAGCGTGAAAATTTCGCTCTCCGTGAGCTGCTTTTTCTGCTTCTTTTTGCTGTGCTGTTTCTCACAGGGTCTAAGCCCTAGTGAGACGATATTCGGGTCCAGTTTATCTGTCAGGATCCGCTGCATCTTGAAGTGAAACTCGACCCCGTCCTCCGATTCCTTCTGCTTTGTGGTGGTCAGTTTTCCGGTCAGGTGGTCCTTGTCCTCCTCATCTGATGTGCGGGTGCATTCGAGTTCCGCGTCCACAGCACCGAGCAATGCTGACGAGCCACGCATACCCTTTGACTCGTCCTTGCCGGCATGGTGGACCACCAGCACCGAGCAACTGAGTTGGGCTATAAGCTCGCCTATGACCGATATAAATTGGCTCATGTCTGATGAGCTGTTCTCGTCCCCGACGAAGTTCCGAGCAAGCGTGTCGATGACTATGAGGGATGGCGCGATACCGAGTTCCATGATCTCCTTGATGAGCTCCTGCATGTCTTCCAGCGTCGAGCTGAGGTTCAGGCTTCTCTTGATGAAATAGAGAGGCACAGACGGCTCAATGTCGTGAGCTATACGAGATGCGTCAGAGCGCTTCTTTAGTCCTGCTTGGCCTTCCCCTGCGATGTATAGGCACGTCCCTTGAGTAGTCGGTTTCTCGAATGCCGGTTTCCCCGCCGCGATCATCTGGCTGAGATATATTGCCACGAATGACTTGAAGCTGCCGGGCTTCCCGTAGATCGCTGCGAATGCCTTTGCGGGGATCAGGTCCTCTATCAGCCATTGCACTGGCTCGTCGGTGAGCTGATCCATGCGCAGGATTTCGATGCGCTTTTTGTTTTGCGGTGCAGCATTATCTTGTTGCGGTGCGGCGGTGCTCGCACTGTGATCCCGCATCTCTGAGAGCTGTTCAGTGATGCTCTTTTCTCTTGGTTGCAGCGACCGTAGTGCGGCAGAGTTATCCCCAGAAAAATTTACGAGTGCGTATATCGCGAACGGGTCCATCACTTTCTCTGACAGCGGATCGTGCGCCCCGTGATGGGAATAGGTGATCCAGTCGCCACGCGCGCCACGGAATAGGAGAACTCCCGCTGTGCCTGTGCTGCTCGTGGGCGACACGTATCGGTATGCGTCATGCCGCTTGTCGTAATGGCTAAACTTGTAACCCATCGATGCCAGTTGCGCTCGCATCCATTCCAGACCGTGCTGCTGATTGAAATCAGTGATCGTGTTGCTCGACTGGGTTGCCGGCAACCACAACTTAAACTGGTCTATCTTATCGTCTAAACTGGTCTGTTCGCGCTGCCACTTCAGGGCTGTCTCGATCTCGAAGATCTTCCCGTCGAGGTAATCGCGATGCACGAAACGCTCGCGCTCTTCCTCTTTGCTGACGCGCGGGAGAAACCAAGGCTGTGACCAGCGATAGTTCTCTGTGACGCAGTTCATCCAGATCTTACGCTTATGCAGCTCCGCGATGAGGTAATCGACACCGGCGATAAGATCCTCATGCGACTGCATCTGGCACGGGATGACTACACGGAATTTCCAGAAGCTCACCACGCCATCAGAGCCACGGTTTGAGTGTGACGTGTGCATGATGTGAGCGATGCCCATGTCTTTGAGCGCTTCGTGCACGTCATAGAAATAGGGGGCACCGGGTGTGATCTCGCCTGTCTCTGGATCGATGGACGAATCACCGTCGAGGATAATGAGTTCCGCCGATCTGAGATTCTCGTCGGCGCGCTTGCAGATCGTGAGATCACCGCCCCGTATCATGTATGAGCCATCCTTTGGCCCGACACGGACGCGCTTCAACCGGTCACTGAGATCCTTCAACGTGTAATCTTTAGATGTGAGACTGGTGTCCTTAAAACCGTTATTGGCAAAGGCTAACGACATCTTGTGCATAGCAGAGTTGTGTATCACTTCATCTTGTTGTAGGCTTTCACTCACAGCAATCTCCGTTGTTGGAATCCTCCCGACTAAAACCCCCGTACTGATATCGGGTATCAGTGCGGGGGTTTCTTTTACTTAGAACTCGTCATCCGAGTCAGATACGCTAGCAGGTGCTGATGCAGGTGCGGGAGCTGCCTCTTCAGCCGAGAACCACTTCTCTTTCGGTGCCAGCGTGAAGTCGATCTGCACAGATGTGCCCTGACCGACCTTGATGGACTTGACCGCGTCAACCTTCAGCGTTGCGAGTTTACCGGCTGGAATTGCTCCTGCCTTCTTCGCAACATCTGCAACGAATTGGGTCCACGCTCTGGAATTGCCACGAGCACTACGGAATGGCGCGTCCCCGAATGACGCATCCTTTGAGTAGATCGTGACATCCACACCCGGCTTATGGTCTGGCGATGGTGGGTTGCCCCACGCACCGTTAACCTCTTGCCAGTCCACACCTGCTGCGCCAACCATGAGCCAGCCCTGTGTAGCGTTAGCGATGTCTAACCCGAATACTTTCCCTTTCATGTCGACCGGTGTCTTTTCCCCATCTGCCGATGACACAAATAGAATGCCTGTACGTGCATCGAGACGCGCCCAAGGTTTGCCTGATGCTTGCTGTGGAAAGTTCAACATTGTTACTCCTTCAGAGTTACTGATAGGTCAGACCGTGACCATGTCGGATGAGAGTAATCCCTCTCTCATTAGGGTTCCTGTGTTGCACCAAACCACGCGATGAGCGCAGCGTCACTTCTTCCGTTGTCCTTCATTCTTGAAAAATGTAGGGCAAATGTAGGAAAAAGTTCCTGTGCTCGTTGCCGTGATCCGTCTTTCCCTGCTCGCATACCTGATGCCTTCTGCCATTTCTGCGGCGTGACATACGAGATGGGAAGACGCAGCGCTGCAACTATTCCTTCAACTGTGCCGACGCTTCTGCCAAACTGGAACATCGAACTGACACCCTGTCCCGGCATTGCACCGACTCTCTCAACCCATACGTGATCCGGTTTCTCATCTTCGAGATAGCGAGCCAGTATCTGCGCTGAGATTTCGTTCTTCTTCTTTCCGTTGCGCTCGACCGCGTGCACCGGCATATCAATCACTGACAGATATCCTTTGTCGATATCGAGTATCGCGATTGCTCCGCTTGCTCCCGGATCGATGCCGCAGATCTTCATTCTGTCACCGGTACTGGTATCGCTACGATCGTATAACCAAGCACCTTTGCTATTCGCATCAGCGTGTCAAAGTTCGCTGATCTGGTCTTGCGCGATATCTGCCACCAATGACTCGGAGTAAGACCGGCGCGCGATGACAGCTCCCTTGTGCTCATGCCAGCAGTGATGCGGACACTCTCTAACTCGTCGATGATGTCATCCATTTACTTCACCTGCCACCCATGACGGAACAGAGAGCGTGACAATGTCGGGCGAGTAACCCTTCCACGCGTCAGCGCTCTTCGTTGCTTTATAGGCTTCGGCTGCAAGAGCCATCTTATGGCGACCAGCTTCGAGCGCCACGTAGTCGAGTTCGTATATGCCAATAGCAAAAGGCGCTTCTGTCTCCACTGCGATGAAGATAAAGTTGCGCTGCTCGGTGCCAGTGACACGGGCGAACCCGTCGAGATAATGGGCCGCTTGCACGTAGTACTTCAGCCCTGCCATCGTCTTAGCGAAACCATCAGGTGACGCGTCTTGCGTTGTCTTCAGGTCCACTATGAGATCGCCCTGTATCGCGTCCATGCGAGCCTTGCACGGTACACCGTGTTGCTCCCACCGGAACGATTGCTCGACGCTCGCGCCTTTCAAGAGATCGTTATAGAGATGATGTGATCGCACGGCATCTGCTGTTCTCTGTGCGCGTTGAAAGTCATCCATATCAACGATCACTTTACCCGCGTTTGTCACTGCAAAGAGTTCAGCTTGCTGTTTGCCTGCTGTGGTACGCTTATCGATTTTCGGCATCGCTGCGAAGTCAGTGTCAACTGTGTCTGGCTCTAATACCATTGCGTGAACGAGTGTGCCGAATTTCATTGCTGGTGTTGGCTCACGCTGCATCTCTTTTGATGCGAGATAGTGTGCCGGTGATCTTAGCAACTGCTTTGCGCCTGAAGCTGAGAGTGCATCCCATGAGTGATACTCTGATGCTGGTACGTTATCGAGTCGCATGTACTTCGATGTCCTCTGCGTCATCCGCTACTGCTGAGAGTGCTGATGTAAGTGTCCAGTGATGTGTGAGATGACCGTCAACTGTCAGCGCACGATATTTCTTATCGCTTGCGAGATGAACCCACCCAGCGACAGCATGATCTCTCAGGATCACGTATTCGTTTGGTCCGTCAGGTCTTACTTCCACCATTACCATCTCCCCTGATTGCTTCGTTTAAGTTTGACTGTACGCGCTTTAGTGACAGATCTAGCACAGCATCTGGCGCTTCCCTTCCTTGAAACTCTGCACAGAATGCCATGTAGTTAATTCCGTCTACCCATGAGTCGTGATGATCTGGGCTATTCGCAAGACGTGATAGTTTGATCGCAAGCATCGCCAACGACATATCGTATGCCGAATAGCTCTTGCCTGAGAGAACGCTCATCAGTGTTGCTGCACGAGCAAAGCTATATTGCGCCTCTCCGTAATTATTACTGCGTTGCGATAAAATAGACTGAGCTTCTTTAAGTACATCTCTATGGTCCATCATTCTTTCCCTAATGCTTTTGCGTATTCCCTCACACCGTAGAGTACGCTCGTGTGATCCTTGTTCAGCTTGAGACCGATCTGACTCAAACTCATCCCTAACTCCGTCCGCAGTCGGTAATAGACTTCGCGGCGACACTTTACCAAAGGCGCTTCGCGCGAGTTGCCAGTAACTGCCTCTGGATGAATCTTGTGCTTGCTGCATGTCTCCCTCAGAATTTCCTTCCACCGTGGTACGACCGTGATCTTAGCAGCGCGGAGAAGCTGATGCGCTTCGCTAAACTGCTTTGCGAGCACAGGCGGAAGCGGTGCCGGTCCTTCTTCGACTTGTACCTCTTCTGCTACAGGCTCTGGCTCTGGCTGTGGTGCAGGTGGCTCCCTTAGTTGTGCTCTGACAAAGTTATGCTGCGGTGCAGCACGAAGTCTCAGTCGCACGTCTTTGTAATGCGATCTCCAATCAACGCTGGTCATTGCACATACCCATCTACGATATAAGCTAGACCGAATACGATAATCGAGAATAGGCACATCGCAAGTAAATTTATCAGAAATCTTACGACGCGCGGATCTGGCTCTGACATTGTTTCCGTGTCTCCGTGTTACTCAGCCCCATCGCTGATGTCTGAGACCGTATCATATATTTTTTTATATGCAACACCTGTCTAACAAACCTGTGGATAACTCTAAAAAAAATGGCCCCCACGCCTGATGGGAGACGCAGGGGCCGCTGCTCCAGGGAGGAAGAGCAGCGCGGAGCAAGGCTCAACGCATTGAGATTATAGCATAAATCAGCGCTTGATGTACTTCTTGCCGGTCACGTGAGACCACGTCTTACCGACCTTTAACTGAGATACGGTGGACTTGTTTAACCCATACTCAGCACAGATTAGTGGGTATGGTCTCTTATCGTTGAAAATCTTTTTCGCTAATTCAGCTGTCAGCTTTGCTTTCCCGTTGCGCTCACCGACTGCTGACCGACCGCGAATCACTCGATCCATGACGTTGTCAGCAACTGTTCCAGTCTCAAGGTGATACGGATTTACGCACAGCGGTGTATCGCACTTGTGTCGCACGATTAGCCCGTCACCGATCTTGCCGTGGAATACCTGATACGAAAAACGATGCGCCCTTACCTGCGCACCTGAAAGAGTAAAGCAGCCATACCCGAATCTATCGACATGCACACCGTTCACGAGCCAACACTCGTGCTTCTTTCCAACATCAACCTTTGAGTAGAACCGAGCGATGTCGAGTATGTCGTATGCCTGCTTTACCAATTAGCGTTGCGGCGTTTCAGTTGAAAGTAATCCTGCAGTTGTACCGTATCGAGTGAATGCTGGTATCGCTCGCTCTAACGGTGCTGCGGCTTGGTTGAGCAAATAAGCACGTGTTGCTGGGTTATTATAAGCCATTCCAGCAGCCATTGGCGTTGCAAGGCCTATAGCCAATCCGGGCCAATCTGCAACTTGATACCCAGCTGCGCCGCCGAGAGCGCCTAATAGGCTTGTAAAATAACCTCTTTCGCTAGAACCAGATGAGGGAGGATTTGCTAGAAGACCACTAACACGAGATAGCTTTTCAAGTTCTCCACCTCTACCACGTGCAAAACCCATTTCATCTCTATTAGCTAAAACATTAGCTATATTTTTTAATGATATATTTCCCGCTTGAGCTTCAGCACTTGTGCCAAGTGAATCGGCAACAATGATTAGGTTTTTGTATTGCTCTCTTGCCTTACGCAAATCAGCGGCATCTTGCTTAGAAAGTGATCTTTCAAAAGCATCGTCAACACTTTCTCTAAGTTTTGAGATCGCTAGGTTATATTCGTTGCTCTGAGATCCTCCACGCTCAAGTCTTGCAAGAGTGCTTCTAATTTTCTGCAAATCATCGCCAGTTGATCGTGAACCAAGATTTATCAAATCATTAGCTCTGCTAACAAACACATCCCTAACGTCTGTAGGTATGTTTCTTTCATACTCATTCAAAATTTGTTGAACTTCGTTTTTAAACTCTGTACCAGTATCAATAGTTTTGTTTTGAGTTAATCTATCAAACTCTTTACCAATTCTTTGGAAACTATTATTGACAACATCTGTATCAATTTCTGTTGCTTTTGCGCCAAATGTTTTTGCGACTTCACGATTGATCGCTTGCTGCTGTTCAGCAGTTTGACCAAAACCAGAAATGTTTTCTAACTGGCTTTCAATATACCGCAACGGGCGAGTCTGCGTTTGCTGACCCGGTGTAAGAGGGATATTGCGCTCTGACGCAGTTACCATCGCTGCTTGTTGGGCAGGTGTAAGATTAGGGCGCAATGGAGAAATAGCACGACTAGCCGCGCCAAAAATTCCCGGTATGCCTGCTCCTAATGCAGTGCCAAGAACAGCCCCAGAAGCGACATCTTGATCTCTTCCTTTTGCCTCTAGTGCTCCAAGAGCACCTCCTTCAACTCCACCTGCAACTATTGTCTTTGCAAGATTCGCTAAAGTTGGAGCGGCACCTGCCATACGAGCAGTGATTGAAACAGGTGACATTGCAACTGTTCCTGCAATACCGCCAGCTATTTCAGTAGGAGTTCCAAGAGAACCCATAGCTTGTTTTGCTTGCTCTGTTTTTGCTCTTTCCGCAGCAAGTCGTGACTCATAAGTATTACCAGTAATAAGATCTGACATAGTTGTAGGGGCTAAGCCACCCATAGCAGCAGCAAGTTTATCTGCCCAGCCTAAAGATGCACCAGAGGCTAATGTACGAGCTGTTATATCGGCACCAGTACCTACTGCTGAGAGAGAGCGCATGATTTGCTCTGAGTACGGCATAGGTGCTACTTCTGGAACAAACGTCATTCCGCCAGTTGCAGTACCAGATGCTGGGTCAATCTCTGGAACATATGTACCCTTAGGTTGCTCTTGGCTCATACGCATTTGGTTTGCAATATCTGCAAGCCTTTTTGCATCCTCAGTATTACCTGAAGCATCAGCGTTGCGAAGTGCTTCTATTACCTGCTCATAAGTTGCCATTGGCTATACCTTATTTATTTAGATACTTATTGATTAACGACTCATCTGAAGTTTGTGTTTGTCCAGATTTTCCTTTTGATGACTCGTTAGTCTTTTGCTCTGTTTCAGGCTTATATTCTTCAAGTAATTTACGGGTGCTTTCAAGCTGTTCAGGCCCAACACGCCCTTGCTCTGCAAGAGATTTCATTCTTGAAAGAATACCCTTCATTGATTTGAACTTACTTTTAATCGTGTACTCTGACTCATTCCACTTTGGAACGTAAAGATTCAAATACTTGTTTTGCTCTGAGATATTCATTCCCATGCCGGTCATTGTTCTAATAATCGCATCTGCGCCAGTTTGGAAATATCTATTAATCTCACCCATTTCTCCTAATTCACCTGCATAATTTACACGATCTGCATAATTATTATTAGCAAATCTTCCGTCCTTAATAGCTTTCTCAATAACAGGTGAGTAATCTTCAATAAATTGCCTTGTAACTGCAAGTTTACCTTGAATATCAGCAGAAATTTGGGTCCCTGGTCCACCCGTAACAGCAACCATTTCACCAGTATCATCAGGGCCATTTGTTCCAGGCGCTCTGGTATACACAAATCCGCTGGGAGCTTGTGGTTCTTTAGGAGGTTGTGCAATCAAAGGCTTAACACCTGACCGAGCGGGCATCTGAGGTACTGTCGCTGCTTCACCAACAGTCATTGCTGCACTAGGCTGCGCAGAAGGCGCAGTTACACTAGGAGCAGCAGCACTCGGTTGTGCAGAAGGTTGCTGATTTACGCCAAACTTAGGAGCAACAACTCCAGCAGGGACGTCTGGACGCACCCACTGGTACTCCATCATTTTTGTTTCAGGGTTATATACAGTTGTGAACTTTGGACCGTAAAGTTGGTTATACGCAATGGCATACTCAGGAGAATTAGCAAGTTCTGGATTTTTCATACCAGAGATAATGAGAGCTTGATTTTTCCCCTCTAGACCGCCAGAAGGTTCTCCCTCAACAATGGTTTCATATTTCCCAGTTTTCTCATTTAACTGCAGAACCTTGTTGCCAACAGTAATTGTTTTTGGCTGAGTTGCTTCTCTCTCAGCTTGCTTAAGTTTAGCAGCATTTAGCGCCGCCTCAGTTGGATCACGAGTAAGTTTTGACACTGTGATTTGCTTTAATGCAGCACCAATTTCTCCTGGTCCTAACCCTGTGAACTGACCGAGATCGTAACCAGTTGCCGCTTTAAATGCGGTCGGATCTTTCATGAGATCGCGAATCTTTGCCGTGTCAGCCAACTCTGCCTGCTTCTCCGCAAACTGTGCCTGCATCAAGCGACGCTGTGCAGCGTTATAGATATCGGTTTGCATACCGGAGATCTGAGGCCCGATCTGACCAAGAAGCTGTGCACGTTGAGCACCAGTCATAGGCTGACCGGCAGCGATCAGAAGTGACCCGATATTGCCAAGAGCACCGAGCTGCGCTGCACGGGTATCGGCATAAGGCACACCTGTCTGCGGATCGATCGCATTAGGGTTCCCATATACACCTGTGCCTGACATCCAATCGCTGAGAAGACCGTTAGCCATTATCTGCTCCTAAGAGAATATGCCGCGTATCGCAGGACCAACAAGCGGTGCTTGAGCCATTTGGATACCATAGTTTTGCGGAATGCGGTTATAGTATTGCTGCCAGAGATATGGGCTTCTCGCCAACTCTTCTGGTGTTGGTATCTGTGCAAGAGCGGCAGATGATGGTGTCGCTGCTGGTGGTGCTACTGCCGCAACAGTTTGAGGTTGTGAGATATCGCGACCACCATATTGCTGGCGATACTGTTCGGCTGTGAGATCCCCGTAAGGGCCATAATCAGAGCGAGGAGTACCACTGAAAAGATTTCCGAAAATACTGCCAGTTGCGACAGGAGCGCCGTAGGCTTCATTCGGCCCACGCATTGGTTTTTCTCCTCCCTTGAAGAGATTGCCAATACCACCAAATAGTCCTCCTATGGCTTCACCTGCTACGTCACTTAAATCCTTAACGTAATAGTCAACCACTGGACCCTGACCGAAATCAGTGATGCGCGAACGCACCTTGCTGACATCGCCACCGGCGAACTGCGTTGCGTAAGTCTGCTTATCAAGACCTGCATAGCGACCTTCTGCCTCTAAAGCAGAAATGCGGTTTTGCATTGCATCTGGTCCGCCAAATATCTGATCGAGCAAACCTGCTTGCTGTGCTGGTTTAGCTACTTGCTCACCACCAGAAGGCGCAGCAAATCCACTTGTTGGCTGATACGCATCAAGAGGACCAGGCAAAGGTTCTGCACCAGAGGCAGTAACAGCTCCACGAGCAGGTGCGCTTGCGAGCATCTTGTTAGAAGCCCAGCGTGTGATGTCAGAAGCCGTCTTGTCTCCGCCAAGGATATTCTGGTTTGCGGCAATAGATGTCTCTTTAACCAATTCTGAAATTGGCGTATCTGGAGCTGCTTTCAAAACCTTTGCGGCATCTCCAGCACCGAGAAAGTGCGAAAGATAGAGTGAGTTTTCATTTACCGGAACACCGCGCGACTCAAGGTAATTAGCGTTCTCACGAGCAAGGTTACCCGTCATCTCAATGGATAACTCTGGGTCAGTCCGCAACTCCAAAACCTGCTGCCTATTTCGGCCCTCTAAAAGTTCTGGGCGATATGTTTCGATCATCTTCATCCATGTGCCTTGGGTGAATTGCCCAAGACCAGTTGCAGATGAAGTTTTAGCTTTTGCTCTAGGATCACCGCCTGACTCAATATCGATGATTTTCCCAGTTGTGTTGAGAATCAACTGATTGCGCGCTGCTTGTTGCGCTGCAACTGATGCCGGTCCACCGCGTGTTGTTGGACCAGTCGCCTTAGACTGCATAAGCGAAAGCAAACCTTGTTGCTGCCGCTGATATGCTGCTCGCTCTGCTGCAATACGTGCTGCATTAGCACGCGCAGCTTCTTCTTGCTGTTGCCGTGCAAGTGCCGCCTGAACTGCTGCCTGTTGCGCTGCCTGTGCCGCTGCTCGCTGTGCTGCAGCCTGTTGTGCTGCTTGAGCTTGCTGTTGCTCATACGCAGCTCGTTCCGCTGCAATACGCGCAGCATTAGCGACTGCTTGCTGTGCTGCCATATCTGAGGCATCACGACCGCCGCGATCACCGCCACCAGCTAAGCCGCCACCAGAAACACCGTATCCGCCACCACCGCCAACTGATCCACCACCACCTGTACCAAAGCCAGGAGTGTCACCGGCGCGCGGATTACTTGATCCACCGCTTCCGTAGCCTGAATTATATGAACCGCCGCCGTATTCTCTATCTGGCATAGCAGTCTCCTTACGCGCGTTGCGCCATTGGCCCGAAACCGAGATTCACTGCCAGTTTACCGGCAACCTTTTTAACCTGATCGGGATACTTCTTCTCGATCTCTTGCGCCATAGGGCCGACCACCTTCGGATAGCTCTTCGGGTCGCCCTTGTACCGATATGCGTACATCGTGAGACCTGTTTCCTTATCCTTGCCGAGCTTCTCGATGTCGGTCTTCATGCGCTCATCTGAGAGAAACGCTGCGAGCGAACCAAGGCCAGCACCGTAACCCGCACCGAGACCCGGAATGAGGCCGCCGATCTGGGCACCGAGACCAGCGCCCCCGAGAGCCGTGAGACCGAGATTACCGCCACCGGATGTCGTGGATGATGTCGTAGTGCTGTATGGCACGCCTGTGAGACCGGCTTGGCGAATACCGAGCTGCGTCAAGGGATAGTTACGCTCTTCTGCGTAACGGCGATAGGCTTCATCGAGCAACGCTTGCTGTTGCAACTGCTGGGCTTTACCTGCCGCTTCAAGGGCACCTGCTTCGCTGACGAGCGCCTGCTGACCAGCACCGGCAAGAGCGCCGATTTGACCGGCACCGGCAAGACGCAACTGAGCTGCTGCCTGCTGACGCGCTTGGTCTTGAGCCATGAGATCCGCCGCAGTGCGGAAACCTTGCGACCGTATACCTGCAGACGTTTCACCGGCAATGCGCGCCGCTTCAGCGTTAGTGAGAGCTTCCTGCACAGCCTGACGCGAACCACCGAAAGCCCCCGCAGCGCGAGCCTGCTGGCCTACCTGATTTGTTGCGAGTTGCCGCTGCCGCTCAATCGCCGCAAGCGCCCCTTGCTCGACTTGGGCTTGGTAAGGGTCCATGTATTGCTGCAAGCCTTGCGCGCTGAACTGACCGGGCTGGTATGTAGCGACACCTTGCGCCGATTGCAGTGCTGACTGGTATGCAGGCTGATACGCGCCAAAGTTCTGGCGGAGCGACTGGTAGGCCGCCTGCTGGTCAGGTGACATCGCCGCAACTGTCTCGCCAGAGTAAGCCTGATACGGTGTCGCTGCGATGCGCTTCGCTGTCTCGACATTCTCTTGCCCAAACTGTTCAACCCATGCAGGGACAGAGGAAGTCTGCGTCGTTGTTGGACCTGATCCACCGCTCATCTTAACTCTCCAAGTCGAAGAACATTACGGTTTGAGCCTTACGCCATCCCGCCTGCTCCATTGGTACAACTAAACCGGGGCGAACAAACGCTCGACCCATTGTGCAATTCTGTTCTTTGGCGAACTCGACGAGCTTTGACTTCATGTTCATGTCATTCAGAAAAGCCTGCATCTTGCCTGTCTGAAGCGCTTCTAAGATATCCCTTATGCTGTGCGTATAACCGCCTTTCTTCAGCCCCGACTCTAGGAGCTTCAGGATCTGTTTTTCATCAGCCGCCAAGAGGCACCACCGTAGTCGTAAGAGTTCCAGCGTTATCTACTGTAACCTTATACACCGTTCCGTTTGGACTTTGAAGGAGCACTGATTCTACTGCCTCCTGCGTAGAAACGCCGAAGATCATGGCTCTCTTGATCGTGTCAAAGATCGTGTAGAACGCGTTAGGGTCATAGGTCTGCGGCGCGTTAGGGATGAAGATTTTCATCGACCACCTCGCGGCACGAGATCGAGACGGGTTTCACCGATTGACCAAGGCGCATCTTGGGTAGACTCAATCCTGACCCGCATTTCTCGCCCCGATACTCTTACATCTGTATATCCGTCTGAACGAGGGTTATAGGTAGAGGATAAGGTCTCTGTGCCTTCCGGAGTGTAAGACGTGTAGAACTGCAATGAGGTTGAGTCATAGCCGTAACCGCTGTCGGTTAAAGCCTGACGAACCATCATCACATTGTTGCCTTGTTGCAGATTAAGCGATCCTGACTCGACCCACCGATCGCCAACAAGAGATGCACCATTATTGGTCCATCCGTTCTCGTGATAGAACAAGTCATTGTTTTGATCAGCAGCTATAGGATACGGAAACACACCTGCACCAGTAGAAGCCGTGCGCGTCATTGACCCGATAGACCACCAGCCCTCGGCGTAGTTGAACACGACATACTGATCTGGAACGCTTGAACCTACGCTTGGATACCAGAACCATGCCTCTGGGAATAATCCGTTCTCAGCACCATGAGTGTATAGACCACCAGCAGTCGGGTCCATGTTGTTGATTACGTATTCGTTTACGTCGCACGGCAATGGTTTTACGTAACCTCCGTCGTATATCCAGAAGTTTTCGCGGCCCATCCAGACGCAGCGTCCACCAAATGTCGCGAACGACTTCGGTGCCATAAGACCGCATCCAAAACCGATACGCTCAAAGCCGTAGATGTATGGCAATCCGACATACCGCATCAGCCATGCTTCGTCCTCAGTCCAGATCAGCGTACCTTCACGGACGCTTGCAGCCATGATGATGCGCGACTGCGTATCAAGGTCAAAGAAGCCGGCCTCAGTAGTAGGAGAAGCAAAATCCCATTCAGTAAAATCTTCTGCGTCAGACCAGCCAACACGACGAGGATTACCGTTCAACCCAAACAGTACTGCGTGGCGCTCAGGTGTTACAATTACACCGCGATTCTGAGTTGGTGTACCGTCATGTGTTACAGAGCCACCGCTAGAAGTCGCGTTTGTTCCGGGATTTGAGTACGTAAATGTATCAAGTGTTGGAGTAGCGACAACAGTAAATGTGCCGTTAAAGGACGAAGTTGTAACGCCGGCAATGGTTACTGTTTGGCCTACCTTGAATGTATGATCAAGAGTTGTAGTGACAGTAGATACGTTGCTTACGCGTGTAACAGACTGAATGAGAGAGTACCCAACAACTGAAGCCTGAGTATTACCAGGGTTGTAGTAAAACAAACGCCCGTCGCTAGACGCAACAGACAGCACGTCCTCGCCCCAGTTATCTATTGTCCATGTGAATGACGGAACACTTAGCTGGCTTGGCGGACGCGGATAAGTCGGATCTGTATCATCTCCGTAAAGCAACGCACCGTAATTGTAAGCGCTATAACCGCCGACTAATCCGCTTTCCGCAGAAACAAACCCTGTCGGAGTAATATCTGTATAGGTTGATCCTTCACCGGCGTAGAGATTGCCTTCACAGCCAATCAGGAACCAACTTGCGCCATCGTTAGCCATAAACGGGAATAGCGCTCTAACAGTGCTTGCCAATGGGTTTTGCGTAATGCGCTGCCACCCGCCAACCGGCAGGAGCTTGTTTGACCGCCACCGCACAAGGTTTGCGTCCCAGTAACGCCCCTTCGCCAAAAGCGGAGTTGCAGGCTTAACTACACCGGGAGGGATGGTCAGCGGGACGAGAGGCATCAGGCATCTCCAGAACGGGAAAGATCTATCGCCTCTTTATTTACCTCATTCACGCGCCGCATCCAACCTTTACCGAATGTCTCAAAGGTCGGCAGTGCTTGGAGAAACGCGATACGGGCATCGCAGAACTGATCGATGAAGAACATCGCGCC